CGATGACGAAGGGCGAATCACTTACTGGTACAGGCCGAGGAAGGGGGCGAGGCGACAGATCGAGCGCCAAAACATGCTTCACATCCCGGCCTTCAGTCTTGATGGCCGAGTGGGGCTTTCAGCTATTCGTTATGGTGCGGACGTTTTCGGCGCCGCGATGTCGGCTGATGATGCGGCGAACGGCACCTTCAAGAACGGGCTGTTACCGGCGGTGGCTTTCAAGGTTGATCGCATACTGAAGCCTGAGCAGCGTGATGAGTTTCGCGACTATGTGAAGCAGATATCAGGCGCGCTCAATGCTGGTCGGTCCCCAGTGCTTGAGCAGGGGATCACGCCAGAGTCCATCGGTATTGACCCGGTTGATGCCCAGCTCCTGGAGTCCAGGTCATACAGCATTGAAGAGGTCTGCCGGTGGTTTGGCGTGCCGCCCTGGATGGTTGGCAAGACGGATTCCGGCAGCAACTGGGGGACAGGCCTCGAACAGCAGATGATTGCCTTTCTGACATTCAGCATCAGTTCGATTACCAATCAGATCCAGCAGTGTGTGAACAAGCGGCTTCTGACCCCAGTCGAGCGGCAGTCCCATTATGCAGAATATTCGCTTGAAGCCTTTCTCAAGGCCGACAGCGCCGGACGCGCTGAGTGGTACAGCAAGATGACCCAGAACGGGATCATGACCCGCGACGAGTGCCGAATTAAAGAAAATCTGCCGCGCCATGGCGGAAACGCTGCGGTGCTCACTGTGCAGACCAACCTGGCGCCCATCGACAAGTTGGGCAATTCAACAGATGGCCAGGCCGCGCAGGCCGCACTTAAAAACTGGCTCGGCCAGAATCAGGAGTAACCATGCAGCTGAACATCAAGGCCGGCAGCTTTCGCTGTGAGCTGAGCCCTCGTGCGCTCGATATGTGGAATCCGGACCTTCGCGCTGCACTGGAAGCCGGTACCGACACCATCACCATGTACGGAATCATCGGTGAAGACTGGTACGGCGACGGCGTGACGCTCAAGCGTGTAGACGCTGCGCTGCGCGCAATCGGCGACAAGCCCGTCACGGTCTATATCAACTCCCCGGGTGGCGACATGTTTGAGGGGATCGCGATCTATAACCGTCTCCTTGAGCACTCTCAGGAAATCACCATCAAGGTGCTTGGCCTGGCTGCTTCGGCCGCGTCGGTGATCGCGATGGCCGGGACCAAGCGAGAAGTGGCCAAGACGGCCTTCCTCATGATTCACAACTGCTGGACCTACTACGCCGGTAACCGGCATGCGATTCGCGAGCTGGCCGACACCATGGAGGAGTTCGACCGGGCGATGATCAGCCTGTACTCGGACACCAGTGGGCAGGACGAAAAGACGGTTGAAAAAATGCTCGACGCCGAGACCTACATGAACGGCGCGAACGCAGTTGAGAAGGGCTTCGCGACGGGGCTTATTTCCGCAGCCGAAGTTGCAGAAGTCCCTGATGACGATCAAGCCCAAGCGCATTCGGCTCGCAAACTGGACGCCGCGCTGGCGAAGTCGGGCATGCCCCGCAGCGAACGTCGCAAACTTATTTCTGAAATCAAGACCGGCACGCCTAGCGCTGCTGGCGGCGACAAGCCTCGCGCTGTCGTGCCGGGTATGCCTAGCGCTGCCCTTGATGTATCCGCGTTTGAAGAAACCGCACATCAGGCGTCAGCACTTCGGGGACTTGTCCCAGCCTGCTAAGCGACTGAATCCGCAACCGATTACAAACCGCCCGAGAGGCGGTTTTTTCATATCTGAAAGGACCAAAACACATGCCAGCTCCTGATTACGCACAAATTGAAGCTTCCCAGAAACAAACCCAGGCCGACTTGAAAGCCGTTGGCGATCAGATCAAAACCTATGCCGAGCGAACTGAGAAGGAAATCAAAGCTTCCGGTGAAATGCAGGCGGAAACCCGTGGCAAGGTGGACGAGCTGCTGATGAAGCAGGGCGAGCTTCAGGCTCGCATGCAGGAAGCCGAGCAGAAGCTCGTAAACGCCGGCAAGCAACAAGAGTCTGGTGTCCAGCAGTCTGCTGGTGACATGGTTGCGTCCAAGATGGCAGAAGAGGGCGTTACCAGTTCCTTCCGTGGTTCGCGCCGTGTTGAAGTTCCTCGCGCGGCCATCACCTCTGCCCCGACGTCAGGCGGTGCTCTGGTCCAAGGCGAACGCGTCGGCGTGATCCTGGCCCCGCAGCGCCGGCTTACTATCCGCGATCTGGTGGCACCAGGTACCACGGGCAGCAGCTCCGTCGAGTACGTGCGCGAAACCGGCTTCACCAACAACGCTGCCATCATTGGTGAGGGCCTGGCCAAGCCGTACAGTGAGCTGACCTTCGCGCTGGAAAACGCGAACGTGCGTACCATCGCTCACTTGTTCAAAGGTAGCCGTCAGATTCTGGATGACGCCTCTGCCCTGCAAAGCTACATCGATGCGCGTGCACGCTACGGCTTGCTGATGACTGAAGAAGCGCAGCTGCTCTACGGTAACGGTACCGGCAACAACCTCAAGGGCATCATTCCCCAGGCTCAGGCCTATGCGGCCCCCGGCGGCATCGTTGTCGAAGCTGAACAACGTATTGACCGCATTCGCTTGGCGCTGCTGCAGGCCATGCTGGCGGAATTCCCATCCACTGGCATTGTGCTCAACCCGATCGACTGGGCTGCGATCGAGCTGCTGAAGGATGGCGACGGTCGTTACATCATCGGCAAGCCTCAGGACGGCACCACCCCACGTTTGTGGAACCTGCCGGTAGTTGAAACCCAAGCCATTGTGCAAGACCAGTTCCTGGTGGGCGCATTCAGCTTGGCCGCGCAGATCTACGACCGCATGGGTATCGAAGTTCTGATCTCGACCGAGAACGACAAGGACTTCGAGAACAACATGGTGTCCATCCGCGCAGAAGAGCGCCTGGCGTTTGCCGTGTACCGCCCCGAAGCGTTCGTTACTGGCGACCTGACCGCCGCCTGATACCCCACCACCGAGCGCCGCCTGCGGGCGGCCTCGCCTTTCAGGAGTACATCAAATGGCACGCACCAATACGACTACTGCGGATATGCCCGTAGCGAACGAACCACCGACAGCCACTCAGCCGGTTGCCCAAACGGCTGCATCGGCTGACAGTCCCTCGTCGACGGTCGCAACGGCTGATTCACTGACATCAGATGCTGGCGCCGCAGCAGCTCAAGCTGCTGTGACCCAGGTAGTGACGAATGCAACGGCAGCCAGCGCAGATTCAGCAGCCCTTGAAGCTGAACTGACAGAGGCCAGCTCGACCGCTGAGGTCACCATCTACCCACTGCGCAGTTATCTGGACGGTAAGGAAGTGCGCCGCGCTGGCGGTGACGGCTACAAGTCTCCGAAACACGATGCCGTCTCGCTCATCGCTGCCGGTCTGGCCACTGACAAAAAACCGAAGGTCTGACATGAACGCGATCAGCACGGATGAAGCGATGCAGCACGTGCGTGCTGATGACGCCGATCGTAACCATGTCGAGTTACTACTCGCAGCGGCTGAAGACAGCGCATCGCAATTTATGAACCGCCGCTTTTATGCCGGTGAGGCGACTCTCGCAGCTGCAGTCCTGGATGGCTCGGCTGGTGTTGATCCGATTCTGATCAATGCATCTGTTCGGGCTGCTTGCCTGCTGATTCTCGGCAGCTTGTACGCCAATCGTGAAGACGTCGTCGTTGGTGTGACAACGAGCGAGCTGCCCATGGGTTCTCGTTCGTTACTAACCCCATACCGTATAGGTTGGGGGGTCTGATGAGAGCCGGACCGATGCGTCACCGCTGTTCCGTGCTGTCCCTTCAAGAAATCCCGGATGGCTACGGCGGATATTCAGAAGGCTGGGTAGAGCTCCGGAAGGTTTGGGCTGAGATTACCATCCCAACCGGCCGGACAGCGGTAGTGGCCCAGCAGGTCGTAAATCTGGTTACGGCCGAGATTCGTGTTCGTCCAGCCGCCGACCTGGTGGCCGGTCTGCGTGTCGTCGATGGTGCTGCCACTTACCTTGTTGAGGCCGCGCTGCCTGACAACGAGCGCTCCATGCTTCGGCTGTTGTGCTCCAACGTTCCACATCCCTGAGGTGCAAATCATGAAAGTACGAGCGTTGTCCCGCATTTCCGGGCCGATGGGCATCAAGGTGCCCGGCGAAGAATTCATCGTTGACGTGGCGACCGGTGCGGACCTGATCGAGCGCCGCGCGGTCGTCGAGGTGGGCGCCGAAAATCCCGCGCCGACGACTTCGGCCAAGCCGAAACCAGTCAAGAAGAAGCCCTGATCGTGGGCCGGCGCTCAAGCGTGCAGGGTGATTTCAAGCTGCGCGGGGTTTTGCGACGGATCGGCAATCAGATGGAAAGTGATTTGCGCCCGGCCATGGTTCAGGCGGCAAATCTGGTGCTTTCCTCGCAACAGAATATGATCCCTCGCGACCCTAACTCATCGGATCACATTGAAGACGCGCTTAAAGCTTTTGTCTCCAAAAGTGGCTTGGACGCGCAGATTGGCATTCGAGGCAAGAAGGACAATCGGCACTATTTCTACGGTAAATTCCTCGAAAACGGCACGAAGCAATACAGCTACGGCAACGGTGTGGTCGCCGCTCGCCCGGCGCACCCATGGCTGAGACCTTCCTATGACCTGAATCGGGAGCAGATTATTGATTTGATCTCCCGCGCGATCGCCTCGACGCTTCGCAAAGCTGCGGAGGCCAAATGAGCGATCCCACCTTACCGCTACAGGCCGCGCTACTGGCACGACTTACAGCCGAGGTTTCCTGTCCGGCTTACGACGCGGTCCCGAAAGCGGCCACCAAACCCTATGTCGTGATCGATTCAGAGTTCATCAACAACACCACGCCCATTACCGGGCGCAAGCGTGAAGAGCGCCTGCTGTACCTGTCGGTGTGGAGCGACCACAAAGGGCAGTCCGAGGTGAAACGCATCAACAGCGAGATCGCCGCGGCGCTGGACGAGGTTCCGCTGCCACTCAGCGCCGGCACCATCGTATCTGTCCGCGTGGTCCGTACAGAATCAAACCGTGAGCCTGACGGCGTCACGTACATGGGCTCCGTCACGCTTCGAATCATCACCCAGCACTGATGCCGC